GCGCGCGTCCATAGAAGGAATATTTTCCACCAAATACTTAATTGTCTCTGGTGATCGGTCGCCGTTGACCGCACAGATAATATGAGTAAGCTGGCGTGTCACATTTTTTTCAATTCCCTTCTTACGCCTATCGTGCTCAACTCCATTAACTAAAGTTTTTTCATCTTGCCCCGTTAGAACTCTAAAGGTTACAATTATACCAGTTTGCGGAAGAGTAACATTAAAAGTGTTGTCATCATTAGCTACAACTTCTAACTCTTCAGGAGTTCTGCCCTCATACACATCCGCTTCATTTAAATCAAATGTATACTGTTGTTGGGTTGAGCAGCCAGGACATGTTACTTGTGTCTCATAAAGGTTGCCATATCCCGAACGACGTGCAGCAATAATAATGGCATTCCTATCTCCAACCAACAGAGACTCTGCTTTGATTCTTTTGTCTACAATAAGACTTTTGATTAAGCGATCTAACGCAACACCTTTTTTAAGCAAAGAGCGAGACGTCAAAATATCTTCTTCTTTTGCTGTCATTTGTTTAATTTCAATGGTATCTTCCCCATGCAGGGGATGATTTTCCGTATAATATCTTCCTTGAGAAGGAAGCTCAACGAATTCAGTGGGGACAACAAATGAAAATACCCCTGAATCGTTATCTTGTGCTGCGGGTGGAGGGGGCGCTTCGACATTAATATTTTGTGCGCCCGTCCGATCTGTGTTTCTAGCCAATATACACCTCGTTTAGTTTTAGCTTAGTCTCGCTGTTACCTCGGCGCCTACTCTGAAGCTAGCGCGCCCTCGAAGAACTTCTGTCGGTCTGGACTTACCTTGGTCTTGGAGCCCGTCTTGGTCACAATCCTCGCCCAGTCGTATTTAAGGGTAACAGTTATGTCAGATAAGTCGTCACTAGTGTAGTCTAAAGAGCCATACTTCAGATCTGTGATCCAAGGATTGTATAGTGTCCATGTTTCTATCTCTGTGCCAGCGGCATTAATTTGCTTAACCATTACGTTTCCTATTGCCCTCGCAGCAGACTGCTTAGATATAGTAGTATAGGTACCTATCTTACTAGGTCCTGAATAGCCAGCATCCGTAACTATCGCAGACAGAGTAGCTGCCATGTCGGGATTGCTAGGATCAACCAAAACAATTTCAACATCCTGCCACGTAACCGAACCAGGATAATAGAAGGTATGGTTCAAAAACTTATGTTCCGCTGAAGCAATCGCAAAGGAAGGCTTGGCGGCTGTTTTGGCCATCCATAGCGTGCCGCCTTGGTCATTAAAAGCATCAAACGATACTAAAAATCTAAAATTCCTTTTTGGATCTTCAAGTGTCTTCTCACTGTCTGCGAAATTATCTGCCCAGAATGCCATAATATTAATTCTCCTATATGTGTTCTATTTTAAATAGTATGAGAGAGAAAATTCTCCCTCATATCTTTTTAATCATCGAAAGATGCGCCGGTGTTCATAATCACGAAGTCAATCGCGATGTATTCGATGGCGCGCGCGGGCTTAATCATGATCTTTGCATACAAGATGTTCTGATCGATTAAGTCAGGGGTTGTAGTGGTCTCATCAAGAATGAGGCGATAGTCTGTGATGCCGAATCCGGTTACGGTGTTCATCAAAAGCGGCTCAATGAGTGCTTTAAATCTATCCCAAGTGGATTGAACGTTCTGCTCAAATAGAACCTTCGTAGAGAGAATCGAAATCTGCTTCTTCAAGAAGATAACGAGCCTTCTCACATTAATTCTATCTAGAGCAGACTGGCGCTCTTGAAGCGTCTTCTGTCCGAAGACTACAATCCCTGTAGAGGGGAAAGAAGCAATAGGATTAATGTTTGATTCGTATAGCGTATCCCGCTGCTTTGAGGTCAGCCTTTCGGAAACTTGCAAAACTGGAATTCCAGCCGCACCGTCTGTAAGACCGCCGCGGTTAAAGCCTGCCGGGGCAAACCAGATTGCGGAAGAACGTTCCGAACTGGCCAAAACGCCCATCATTGCAACACTGGGTGGAACCCACACCAAACGCCCACTGCTTTCATCTTGAGTCTGAATCCAAGGATAGAAAGTACACCCATAGCTTGAATCAATTCTGCGATTGCGCAGAGCGGTGGCAGCTGCTTGAGGCGTGGTGCTGATCCGATTAGATTTGTTGCCGGAATCATACTGCTCAGAACCAGGAAGATATACACTTGGAAGATCAATGAGTGCCAGAGCATCTGCACGTTCTTCGCAAACATTAACTGCATGTGCAGTCAGTCCTGTCTGAGTGAGACCTGGGGGGCACAACATATTCATATTAATTGCCTCAGGATCGGCAACCAAGTCCATGGCTTGCCTCCATGTGTTATAAGTGGAACTGTTTTCATTCGTCGGGGTGCTTGGTATACCCCCGTTATACATTGGATCTGGCACCTTGATGTCAAATCCGTCAAATCCTCCGAAGAAAGGCATCGTAAAGCTATCGTAGCCTGCATCCAAAAGGGTGGTATAAGATCCCGAATAGCTCACACTGGTGCCTCCAGCCCTCGAGCCAGATCTCCAGAAATAAGTAGAAGTAGACCCGCTACGGCAAACGTCATCTAGGCTGAATACATAAGCAGCATTGTCAATTCCATCTGCGCTTCCATCACCGCCGCCGCCAGTAAAGCCCTTCTTAAGAAGGTTGTGGAAATCTGGCACACTCGAATCAAAAGTCGTATCGGTCGCAGTTCGCGTGGTTTGCATTCCAAACGAAGCGACAGTTGGATCGGAAAGTCCGCCATCGGAAGAGGAGGCCCGCAGTCGCACCGTGGGGAAGATTAGAGAACCCGTTAAATCCTTGTCGAAGAAGGAACTTGTTTGCATAGAAACGGCGCCCGATAACATAAACTTAAAAGCTCCGACAGTGAGGTCGCCGATGCCCAATGAGGAGACGAGACCGACACCGTTAGTTGAGCCAGAATAGAAGTATGTGGCACCGCCCGCCGAGCCTGTGGTCAAATCAGTGGAGCCACTGAAACGTGGGGGCCCATAATAACCAAAGGGCAGCGCTACGGGGTTCATTGCGCCCGCTTCAACGTCTGAATTCATCACAACATATACAAATTTGGACTGGTTGGGATAATCGCCATACTCCTTAAGCCGGCGCGCGGTAGCATCCCAGCTAGCGTATTTGTCCCCGATCCTGCGGGCAACAAAGTTAGTGCTCCTAGGATCAAGATCGCAAAGATCGAATCTTTCCATCACTTCTTGGGCACCGTCATGATCAGAAATTCTACGAATTACCACAGAAAAAGAGCCGTAATCGCTAGTGGACAGAGTAGACCTTCTTATTCTCTCGATGGTGACCTTGCAATTCTTGTGGAGCCAGCCGCCATGACCGCGTCCCTTTAATTGGAAAAGCTTCGGCATCGCTTCGGGAGAATAATCGGCAGAAGTTAAAGCCTGACCAATCACCCATCCGGTTTTACCCTCTTGAGATCCCTGGCGCTTGTCATGTGGTCCTGTGCCAGCAGTGGATGCTAAGGCTATAGGCAGAATAACGCCGGCCATTTGGCTTCCAACCTGGCTGTTATCTCGCAGAGTTTGTTCATATGACTCTCCTAACCAATAGGTCTTGTACGCTGCGCTTGGATAAAAAGCGCCGGCAGTACTAACAAGCTGGGGGTTAGTATTGAAAACTTTACGCATAAAGTTCTCTTGCGAGTCATCAAAGCCAAAAGTAAACTTGTTACTGTGACCGGCACCGTCGATGGTGCCGGTGACCCGTGCAGTGAAAAGACCATCAGAAGTAGACGCAATAACAACGCCGACACCCTCTTGAATAGGACTAGCGATATAGGCATTGCTTGCCGATTTAATGCTTCCGGTGCCACACACCGTACCACTAAGATAAACCGAAGATCCTGAGTTGACATAGAATACGGCTGCAAGCGATCCTGTTCCAGGCAGCACGTTATTGGGTACCGAGGAAGATGCATTCCATACCCAGAGACCATAAGCACCTCCGCTGCTACTGATTTTGACTGTAGCATCATTAAGTGTTTCCCACCCAGCTGGTCCAGCGGTGCCGGCTTCGGCTGCTGAATCTTGCTGTCCGAGAAGTCGAACATAAGTGAGGGGTGCGACGTTGGCGTTTAAAAAGGCTTTTGCCGCATACGTTCCATACATCGGAGACTGAAAGTTGCCATAACGAGAAATATCGCCACCAGCATTGCCAGGAACTGTGTCTCCAAACATTTCCACAAATTCGGAATATGACTCAACCTTAATGGGGGTCATTCCCAATCCTCGTTGGGAGCGGCCGATAACAACGGGGCCTATGGCTTCCGCGGCTTTGGGTATAAAGGAGTTATCAATTTCATTAATAAACACTCCAGGAGATACAAATTTAAAATTCTTGACTGACATTGGTGGTTCCTCTCTTTAAAAAATGGATTTAATTGGCATCACAATTATACTTTAAATAGTATTTTGTATTTCAAAAAGCTTCAGTAACTGGAATAAATTCCAACTTTCACTTCAGGAACTGATAATGTAGAAGCCGTCGGGAGTTTTCCCGGCTAGCCCCTCTTGAGGAAAACTAATTTCAACGATGTTTTCCTCCGCTCTCACAATGGGGCGATCATCGTTCTCTCCCTCTCCAATTAAGTATCCCAATACTCGAAGAGTAACATCCGACGAAAAGAGTCTCAACTCTTCGTCTAAAGTAGCAACATTATTATTATGTGTAAACCCTTGCTCAATAAAAGCTTCGTAAGTGTGCCCATTTCGCTTTAAAACAAAGGCATTGATTTGTCCCGTTCTCGTCATAAAAGGCTGTAACAAACTATTCATTTGAGATTGATATTCGCTTTTAAGTGTGATCTTGTACTCCACATTTACATAAACCGGGATAGGGATTGACAATGATTGAATTACAATTTTCTTGTTTTTTCTTGGATAATACCGTTGCCCAGATCCTGAAGCGTAGTTAGCATTACGGATATTGC